GCGTCCGCGATCGTGCCGACCGCATAGTCTTTATTATATTTTCCGATCTCGCCCCGGAGTTGCTCTCTGATCCCTTGATACCGCTCGGCCCGGTACACCATTTGCTTAGTGATCGTTTCTCCGGCAGCCGAACGACGCGCCATTTCTTGAGCGAGCGCGGATACGTCCGCCTCGACGCCTCTGTCGATTTGTAACCAGCGCCGCCCCATGTCGTCCATGAGAGACCCCTCGGCGCCGTCTAACTTGGCGCGATGAGCTCGCAGAACTTGGACGACTAAGGGATCGGCGCTACTTGGCTTTGGGAGAGGGAGCATCTTTTATCCTACGGGCGCCCCGCAATGGACGCAAGCGGTTTTTCTTGCGGCGAACTGGCCGCAATGATGGAATTTTACAATCGAGTCGCCGGGTAATACATCGTCCCAGTCTTTTTTATCATAAAGTTCTTGGGCGTTGTATCCGGGAGACGCCATAAGAGTTAATTCGATCTCTGTCAGGCTATTTACCGCGTGAGATATATTCAAGCTCGTTATACCAAAAATCTTACTCGGGGACTTGATCATTTCTTCGCTTTCTCTTTCTCTCGAGCTAATGCGATGTAATGATCAAAGAGAGCTTTCGAGTACGGGCGAACACTGGCAGCGAGGCGCCGGATCGTTTTCGGGCTATGCTCGAGGAGAGCTTTATCATACTCCGCAACGCTTAATAATTCTTCCTCGGGAGGCGTCTTGGCTTTGGCCTTTGGTTTCGGTTTGGCTTTCGTCATTGTCGACCCTCTTTCTTTATCTCGGCCTGATAAAGTTTCATCCAGCAAGTGCCGCGAGCGCAAGTTCTAGCTCGCTCATTAAGATAAAATGCAACGTAACCGCGTTTTCGTAGATACTTCATCATCAGGCGCGGGATCGTGTTTGGTACATTCTGGAACCATAGACTCATCTTTGACTTTGAAGCATTAGCCTTTTTACGGGCCGAGGCCTCGCGTCTTTTCCGCATTGCGTTACTCATCTTTATTGCTCACTCTCTGCCCCGTCGGGGCTTTGTTCGTCCTTAACTCTCAGGCGGTCGAGGATGCCTTGGGCTAGGGTCTTATTATTAACCTTTTCGTCGGCTATATCTTCCTTGAGCTTGTCGATCTCACCCTCTGACCAACCCTCCCGGCGGAGCATAGTGATCAAAGGGATACCAGTATTGAAAGAAATCTGTCGCGTTTCGGCTTGCGTCTTTGGCTGCAAACTTTCGACAGGCGCCCAAACGATAGCGATCTTGCTCGCCTTGACTTCGATCCCGCCAAGCTGCAAGATAAACTGAGCGATATCCTGCCAGGACGCATCGAAGCGGTTTTTATGTTTATCAACTTTCTTGACGAGCGGAGCCTCCATAGCGAGCAACGCCTCGCCGCTCAAGTTCGATCCTGTATTCATTAAGTAATGCTTTGGGGTTCTGGTTATGATCGCCATATCAGAGGCGAGCTCATTCATTGCATCGAGATAATTCTTGAGATCGGTTGTCGCGAATTGGCCGACGCTCGATTGCTGCCCCATTCCGTCCCCCGCTGGTATCCACCAAATTTCGCCCGGGGAGTTTTTCAGGTTTCCGGGGTCGCTGTTCGTAATAACGTATCTTTGCACAAAAGCGCCAAACTCGGCCGCGACCATCATGTCCGCGAACGTCTTATTGATCGCGTCCTGGATCGACAAAACCTTGACGATCTCTCCCCTTGTTTTGAGTTCAAAGACAGGGATCACGCCATAGGTATTATCTTCTGTGCTCTCTAATATAAAGTTATTCGGCTTTTCTATCGTGGTCTTTTCGGACCTGCTGACGTAGTGCTCGAGCCTGTCCTTGTAATACAAAACGATCTCATGCTTTCGGTCGGCGCGCCTGAACCACTTAGCCGCGTAACTCTTTTTTCTTGGATTGCTTGGCTCATAGAACACATGAGCTAAACGGGGGTCATTATAAGAGAGCTCGATCTCGCCCTCGTCGTTCTTCCATACCATGATATAAGCAAACTCAGTCGATAGCGCGGCCTCGTGAGCCTTGTCCGCCTCTAAATCAATATGCAAGTCATCAAAGACGTCACTCAGGACGTCGTTAGCTGCCTTTTGATCCTTACCCAAATCGAACCCGTTGAGCTCTAACCGATCAAGGCTTGTATCGACGACAACGCTGCACCAGTTGATTTCAAAGTGAGCGGTTATCTCCCGGAATGCGTCTCTTATCTTTGTGCTTGAGTATTTCAAAGGTTGGGGGCCGTTGACGTAGGAAAACAACTCATTGAGACCTGGTCGCTTTGTTTTTATGACCGCGAAAGCTCTCTCGAAATCTATACTATTTTTAGCCATTTTATCCACTCCATGAGCGCGCCGTTTTCTTAGTCGCGCCCTTCAATAACTCATTATAGCACCCGCTCGCGGCGTCCATTTCGTCATCATGTGCGAGATCGGGTTGTCCGTGCATGTGATTGAGCCAGCGCTCGTTCCAAGGACCGCTCAATAGCTTTACGTTCCCGGCCTCTGCTTGCGCCGCTAACGGTTTGGCTCTTGTTATTTTATCACCGATTGGCGGGATACCTTTTGCGTCGTATCCTGCGAACATCGAAACGATATGATGAGCGTCGCGTTTACCACTGGCTCCCCCCTCTTGCTCAAAGCGAACGGCGACCGTCTTTGTGTCTTGGGTTGCCGTGTTGAGCATGTGCTTATCTGTCTTGGCCGGGGCCATCTGATCGTTTGTCGCGTCAAGAATGTAAGTGACCCCGGCGACTAATACGCCCTTGCATGAGGCTGTGAAATCCGGGCCTTTTTTTGACTTAAGCTTTTTCTCAGTGGCCGCCAAGTCCCAAAAGCGGATCGTACCGACCCCGGCCGGAACCGCTGGAACGATCTCGAACCATGCCTTATTAAATACTTTTCCGGCGGACGGCTTGATCTTCCAGTTCCCGCCCCGCTTACCGTCACCGAGTAGCCGCTCTCTATCAATCAAGCTCAACGCTTGGAGGTTGGCGAGATAGCCCGGATCAGCGTCGAGGAGCTTTTGATTATCGTACACAGTCGAGAGAATGAACGTGACTGATTTCGGCGTGGAGTCTGGATGATCCTTACTTAGCTGCTTGAAACTATCACCCCAAAAAACCTCGTCATTTTCACTGACCATCCAACGGATGACCCCGGAGCGGTCCAAGATTGCGTATCCGTCCTCGCCGATCCACCAATCCAGTAAGTCAGCCAACCAACCCGGCTCGGGATTGGCCGTCGCCCTGATATACGGCTTGACGCCGCACATTGAGCGGTTACGGGAGATCATATAAAAGAATTGCGTCCGGGTAAAGGTCTCGACCTGATCAAACATGATCAAGGGGATTTGTGCTGACTTCCAAGAGAGCCGATCCTTTTCGTGCTGCATGTGGGCGAACGTCACGCGGGAGCCTTGCGGGAATGTGTGTCGCCTGTCGACCTTATTGTCACTCGAGCCTAAGAGCGGATAAATCTTTTCTGCCTCGTCCCAAAGTCCGCCCTCGTTCGTGATCTCCGGGATCGTGCGTCGAAAGATGACGGCCCCGAAGTCTTTATTTTCTAAGTGTCTGAGTGGCTCGACAAGCAAAGACCAAGTTTTACCTCAACCGCCCCCAGCCGCTCCGCCATAAAAAACGATATCGGCAGAGGACGACAAGAATTGCTCTTGTCTTGGCTGGGGGCGTATCTCTATTTTTTGATTTACTTCGACCATCTTGGGTGAGCTTTCACTCTCTGTCATTATCAGGCAAGTAGACGATTACGGTATTCTCGAGCCTTTTCCCGTCGCTTTTTATGTCAATGTTATTTGTAAATAACTGCAAATGCTTTCCTACGTCGACGATGGCCTTATGCGGATCGTGTAGCTCGATCTTAGTCCCGTGAGCGGTTGGAGTAACCGACTTGATCAAACCCATCGCCCCGTTTCTTTGTGCCTTTTTGAAATTGAATTTTATCCGGCCGAAGTCGTCAACGTCCGATATGTCCTCGAGAGATACTCTCGCTATTCTCGCCAGCCTGAAAAGCACCTCGTTAGCGCCCATGATAATATCCCCCATTCTAAGGGAGATCAGCGCCTTGATATTAGGTTTTTGTAGGTTTTCCCAACCAATGATCGCGGCGGTCCTTTCTGAGTATTTCGCATCCTTGGCGGCTTGAGTTGCGTTGAGAGTTCTTAGGTAGTGTTCGACGAAATAAAGTTGCTTATCTGTGTAATTATAAGTAACCTCCTCGCCGTCTACTACAAAGGTTTTTTTAGACCCCATGCTATAGCATCCTTTCGGCTTTCAAGGCGCTCTGCAAGGCTCCTGTGACCTGCTTTAGTATCGTTATGTTTGCCTTGATCTCTGCGTATCTCCCGGATATCTCCGCATATTCGACTTGATAACTGAGCACCTCTTGAGCGATACGCTCGAGGAGCTTGATCTTTTCGTCATAGTCCAATAATAATATATCGGTTTGGGAGAGCGGTTTCTCTTTTCCTGCCATATTCGGATTATAGCATAACAAAAAGCCCCCGATCTCTCGAGGGCTTTCTCTCTTTCAGTACCTGTCTCTTATCCCTTTGCTTTGCTTGGCGTCAGGAGGTGGGTCGTTTGGTTGGCGATTATTGCATTTGTGAAAGCAACCAGGACCAAATAAGCTCCGTCAGTAGTACAGGCGACGACGATCCCAAGACGGGCGGCCCATGCTGTACACGATAGCAAGAAATAAACAACGCCAACGGTCAGGAGAGCGGCGAGCATGATCACACGCTTTTGATCTCCTGTATGCCAATCGTACCAAGATTGTACGCCGGGGAAGTATGAGAAGATCAGCGAGATAAGGATACCAACTAAGATCGGGAGATATTCTGAGAGTTCCATTTGTTTTTTTACCTCTTATAGTTTGAATGTTCGACGTGCGGATTATACTTGATTTCTTATAAATTGCTCCTCGCTTTAGCCGTCCACTGCACGCAGAGCTCTACCGCTGCCTATTTCTTATTCAGCGAATAGGTCGACACAGTTCCTAGTAAACGATTCAGCACATCTAGCAATGCAACATCTTCGTTCTTAGATGCGTTTGAAACCAACTCGCTAATTTTTTTAACGAGCAATTCTTGTAGTTTTTCCATAGTTTTCTCACCTCCTTTTCTGTTTGGGAGTGAAGCAATCGGCAAATGTT